CACTGTCTAAGAGAGTCAAGATACTCGACAGCCGAAAGAGAATTGTCTACCCCAAAACAAACTCTTTCCTAGTTGCAATCGCAGCGGAAGCGGGACAACAACACGGAACGAATTCCTCTTGCGTCATATACGATGAATTGCACAGCGCTCCGAATCGCGAGTTATTCGACGTACTCCAAACTTCCCAAGGTGCAAGAGAACAACCTTTATTCTTAGTCATCTCTACGTCTGGACACGATAGACATTCCATCATGTACGAAGTGCATGATTATGGTCAAAAAATCAGAGATGAGATCATTAGGGACCCGTACTTTTTACCCGCTATCTATAGTGCTCCAGAAGATGAAGATTGGACCCTAGAGAAGACTTGGCGGTTAGCAAATCCAAACTATGGCGTTTCCATCTCCAAAGAGTACCTCAAAAAAGAATGTGAAAAAGCAAAACAACTACCAGCATATCAAAACAGTTTTCGCCAACTTCATTTATCGCAGTGGACAGAAAGCGCGGTGGCATTCATCCCGCTATCCCACTGGCGAGAATGTGCAGTAGATGACTTTCCGCCATTGGACAAGAGGGAGTGTTATGGCGGTTTGGATTTGTCGAGTACAAGGGACTTATCTGCGTTTTCGTTAGCGTTTCCAATTCAGGATAAAGTGTATTTGCTCGTCTGGTCTTGGATTCCAAAAGACAACGCAAGAGAGAGAGAAAATAGAGACCGTGTTCCGTATAGATTGTGGGAAAGAGAAGAAAACGCAAACTTGACTTTGACCAGTGGTAATGTGGTGGACTACACCTTTATCAAACACAAGATACTAGAACTAGCAAGCAAATACGACATTAGAGAAATAAGATACGACAGATGGAATTCAACGGAGATAATTGTCAACCTGCAAGATGAAGGGCTAAACCTTGTGGCTATGGGACAAGGTTTTGCAAGTTTGACAGCACCATCCAAAGAATTCGAAAAACGCATCCTAGAACACACCTTAATCCACAACAATAATCCTGTCCTTAACTGGTGTGTAAGTAATGTATCAGTTCAATCCGACCCGTCGGGAAATATTAAGCCAGTGAAGCCTGAGTACAAAGAGGCGAGAAAAATAGATTGCGTGGTCGCTAGTATCATGGCGTTGAGCGGTGTGATGGGGAGGCAAGACGACCAGCTTATCTACAACTCAAGAGGCTTACTTACTATTCCATAGACAACGAAAGATAGAATTTGTAAATTTGGTTGTATGAGAAAAAGAATAGATTTAGCAGGGCAGAGGTTTAATAGGTTGGTGGTGCTGGAGTATTCGCAACCGGCAATACCAAAACCTGACGACTAAGCTAAGAGGTGATTTATGAATCCAACTGATGAAGAACCCCGTTATGTAATAAGTATAGCTGCCGGTTGCGTTACGGGACTTCTGCTTTACTTGCTACGGCTTCTGTATTCGCTTCTCTAAGCACGCAAAAAGAGACGACCGAAACACGCTAGAGAGACAAATGGCAATTCGTGCTGGCTGTGCGTTTGTGATTGTGGGCGGCTAGTTGTAGTGGAAGGTCGCGCATTGCGGACGAATAAGACGAAGAGTTGCGGTTGTTATCGCAGGGACCTTGCGAGAGAACGCGCTAAAACTCTTCATAGCCCAACGCATGGGCATACACGCCAAGTGGGCGACTTGCCTCGCAAGAGCGGTACATATTGCTCGTGGGATTGCATGATACAACGCTGTACAAACCCAAAACAAGTTAAGTACCCGAAGTACGGCGGACGAGGCATTAAAGTATGCGAGCGGTGGAACAAGTTTGAGAACTTTCTAGAAGACATGGGAGAACGCCCAGAAGGTAAGACGATTGACCGCATAGACAACGATGGTGATTATCATCCCGACAACTGCCGATGGGCGACACCCAAGGAACAAGCCAATAATAGAAGACGAGCCACTAAATAACCGTATGCAGTGGTTCAAGAATTTATTTAAGCGATCCATAAACAACCCAAACATTCCTATTACGAGCGCCGACATCTGGGATATTTTCGGGTCGCAGCCGTCTGACTCTGGCGTTGCTGTAACATCTACAACTGTACTTGGTTCAAGTGCAGTATGGCGAGCAGTCAATCTTATTTCTAGTTCAATAGGGCGATTGCCCATAGTCACCTACAAGAGAACAAAGGACGGCGGAAGAGAACGCGCGGTCAATCATCCGGTTTACCACCTAGTCAGAAAGAGACCGTCTGAGTTTATTTCCCCGTACACCTTCGTTCAGACTCTACAGTCCCATGCCTTGCTACATGGCAACGGATACGCATACATTTTCCGCGATGGTCTAGGACAACCGACAGACCTAATGATTCTAGATCCATCCCAGACATTGCCAGCAAGAGAAAACGGCAGACTGTTATACCTCACAACGATAGACGGAGAGAACCGCAAGTTATTGCCGGAAAATGTGATTCACATTAAAGGGCTTGGTTTTGATGGGTTGGGCGGTTGGTCTGTGGTTTCAATTCTTCGGGATACGTTCGGGCATGACTTGGCGCTATTACGCTACGGAAACCACTTTTTCAAACACGGCTCAGCAATCAACCTAGTCATAGAACTACCGGGATTCTTCCGCGATGAAGAAGCTATTAAACGGTTTCGCGATAGTTGGGGAAGTATTCACACCGGGCTGTCTAATGCCCATAAGGTTGCGATCCTTGAAAACGGTGCAAAGGCAAGCCGCTTAGCAAGTACAAATGAAGAAGCACAATATTTACAGTCAAGAGAATTTGATTTGAAAGCGCTTGCTAATGTCTTTGGTCTGCCCGCTAGTTATCTCCAGGCGGACTACAACACCAGCTATGCGAGTCTTGAGGCAGAACGCAGGCAACTTCTAGACCTCACACTTGCACCTTGGTTGACCGGATGGGAGATGGAACTAGAGAACAAGCTACTAACAGAAGTGCAGAAAAAGAGAGATTCACATTTCATCGAATTTGAACGGCTCGCTTTTGAGCGCGGAGACAAGCGGACTGAAATAGAAACTCTTATGGCTCAAGTTGGTAGTCCTATCCTTACCATCAATGAAGCAAGGCAGCTATTGAACCTGCCCAACATTGAAGGCGGCGACGAATTGAAGACATCAACACCACCGAAAGAAGAAGAACCACAACCAGAGGAAACCGAAGAACCGCAAGAGGAAGAAGACAAGGCAAAGGATTTGACCAGATCGATCATTAAAAGACTGGTCAAGAGACTCTCAAAAGACGACAAGGCGGGGTCTGAGGAATTCGCAGAAAGACACCGGAACATTGTGATCGAATCATTAGAAACATTCCCAAACGCGGAACAGTTTGCAGATGATTGGTTAGAAGGTCTGAACGAAGAACTTAGGGCAGTTCTTCCAGAGCAGAGAGAAGAAGTATTCAGGCGAATAGATACAGATAGTCTAACGGAGGAACTTTGGAATATCAAGTAAGACACACAAGGGGAGATGTTCATACAACAGACAGCGAGATAACCGGATATGCTGCCGTCTTCTACGACGGCACACCAGAGACGGAATATAGGTTGATGGAAGGCTATACAGAGAGGATTGCGCCCACTGCTTTTGACCGCGCCCTAGATCACAATATTTTCTGCTTGTGGGATCACGATAAAGGAACGTACCTCGGTTGTACGGATAGCGGCACCTTGAAATTGTCAATAGACGGGCGGGGTTTGAAATACACTCTCAACTATGATCCATCGGACCCCGACCACCAGAGAGTAAGAGCGAAGATTGCTAGAGGCGATTGTACGGGGGCGTCATTCAGATTCGGAATCCTTGAGGACGAGTGGATAAGAGGCAAGTCACCCGTCAACGTTGTGAAACAACTTTATCTTGTTGAAGTTGGACCCACACCATGGGCTTGTTATAAGGGCTCGTCTTGTTCTATCAGATCCGCCCGCGATATGGACGACGTAAAGACTAGATATCTACAGTGGGAGACGCAACAGCGACTAGCACACTTAGAAGACCTCGCTATTTGAGTTTTCTATGGTTTCCTTTCTCCCTCTTTGCCGCAAGCGGCAAAGAGGGTTTTTTTATGCCAAGGTACTATAGATACATCGTGGAAAGCCTATTTTAGAAGTGTCCTTAAACGGACCCCTCGTCAAACTCGTAGTGAGACGAGGGTTTTTTATTGGCAACACTAGATACTATGGACAAAGATTAGGACGCGAGTTTCTAGACATCTTTCATGAACTCGCCTAGCTCGTAGCTAGGCGAGTTTTTTTATTGGCGTTCATAGATACCTCAAAGCCCAAGTGCTTTACGAACCACTTGATAGTTTTTAGGTATCAAATGAATTCAAAAGAAATAAAAGAAGAAAGAGCAGCTATTGTCAAGCAAATGCAAGACATGGCTAATCAGATCAAAGAAGAAGACCGCAACTTTAATGCGGATGAACTAGAGAAATATGACACTCTAGACAGTAAACAAAATGAACTGAGAGAGAAAGCAGAAAGCGAAGAACGAATTGAAAAGGTCTCCGGTCTTATTCAACCAGAGATAGAAGAAAAAAGAATAAGGCATCAGGAAGTAGTAACAGACCGCGATAGGGAATTGGCTGTTCGCGCTTGGATCTGTAGAGCAAGCGGCAACGATTCCATGATTAAAGATCGCTGGTTAGATGCCGCCCAACGTTGTGCAGTCAATATGAATGATAGAGCGTTGCATATGGGTATTGAGGAAAGAGCCCAGACCGTAGGGACCGCGAACCAAGGTGGCTATCTGACATCAACGGATAAATTTGTCGGCTTGGATCAAGCTACGTTGGCTTATGGCGGAATGCTTCAATCATGCCGCATTTTGAGGACCAGCAACGGGAATCAAATCCACTTCGCAACAAATGATGACACAGCAAATAGTGCCGCTATCGTTGGCGAGAACACGGAAGTATCAAATACGTCAGTAACGTTCGGGACAAAAGTTCTGGACGCATACAAATATGTTACCAACGTTTTCCCTGTCTCCGTTGAACTGATAGAGGATTCAGAATTTCCTATCATCCCATTTATTCAAGAGGCATTGGCAACAAGGCTTGGTAGAAAGTGGAACTACGATCTAACGCTAGGTACTGGCAGTGATCAACCGCAAGGTGTTGTGCCTGTTGCGACCGTTGGTAAGACGGCAGGAAGCGCAACCACACTAGCAGCGGATGAGTTGATTGATTTACTGCACAGCGTAGACGCATCTTATAGAAATGGTGCCGTCTGGATGATGAATGATTCAACTTATGCAGCCACCAGAAAACTCACGGATGATAACGGTCAATTCTTATGGGGCGCTGGATTAAACGCAGGCGGTAGAGATGTCTTGTTAGGACATCCAATCGTTGTAAACAATGACCTGGCTGATATAGCAAGTGAAGCAAAACCAATTC